AACTACTGTACTCTACAGACCCCGGACCTTTGCAGATCCTTTTACTGTAGAGTTTTGCGCTCAGGTACGCCTAAATTCTTACGATTGATCATCCTTAAGTTCAAATGGTGGAAACACCTGAACTACAAAGGGCTTGTCGACCCACTGAGAATATGAGGAAAGCCCTTGGGCACTTAACTCACTTAAAGGCAGAGGACTGCGCTTCGATCTCAACAAGTCCCAGCACTTGTAGATTATCCCGTACTGACAAAATGTCCGATCTTCTGCCATCCGTTCTAACCTACAAGGACTCTCTGGAACATTCAAGAGATCCTCAATGGGTTGGTAAGGATCCAAGAGGTGACGATAATACCGCTTTAAAGATCTAAGGTAAGAGTCTACAAATGAAGAGAGAAATCTCTCAAATGTATCCTCGTGCCCATGCCAAAACTCACGTACCAGTGATATAGAATTTTCATCTATATCACGTGGCTTCGCTGTTTTTAACAAGAGTTCCCTGACCATACCTATTTCGTAACAGGTCAAGCAACCCTTTTCAGGGAATGCCAACCATAACTTAAAAGGTAACGGTCGCACACCACTAGAACTATGAGTCGACAACCAATGTCTTTTCCAACGACGAGAGAGACGACCAAAAACCTTTTCAGGTTTTGATCGATCCACGCGGGCCAAAACACGATAGCCAGCACCTTTAAGACGAAAGGTGTTCTTGAATGAACACTTCAAGTCAGAAAAGGTCGAGGCTGCTAAGTTTGTATAAGATAAAATGAGACACGCAGAAGACACTGGACTACAATCAGTCCAATTCTCCTTGTGAAAGTTCACATAGAATCTTTTTGCAAACTCGCAGCACCCATTATGGGAAATGAGGGACTTATTCCTATTGATAACTCCACCCATCTGAACCATAATGGACTCATATTCTACGGCTACCCCCTTATGAGCGATTACTATGTCATCACCCAGAAGAGCGTAGTCTTTGAATCGCTTACCTGGTAATACTTTCCAAGCAGCCAACCACACTACCATATGATGTGTAAGTGCGAATGACGGCCAAGATGAGTAGAACCCTAGAGGCTGACCTCTTGTAAACCTGTATATACGGGCTTTCAAGGGGCTTCCACATTTTTCCGGAGATCTGAATGGAGTCATGTTCATCAATTGATACCATGACAGACCCAGATCATCCCCGAATAAACCTGAAAGCATGCTTCCTGATAGAGTTGCAGGAAACAAGTCAGTAGCGGACTTCAAGTCAAAACAATATAACTCGTTTTTACCCTGAAGCCGCATAAGCGGTTTTAGTTGGTCATACGTTCCATCCATTTCAATTTGTCTAAGGATGGCCATCTCCCAATCATGTAAAGGTTTAACCAACCTTTGCAGTATTGGTGATGGTATAGCGAATGTCCTAACTTTTCCCGCTCCTTCTAAGGTGAGGCCAAAGCGGCCCAACTCAGGCCTGGTTGTGATAGACCCCCACCATAGCTTTTCAGCTACCGGTAGTAAAAGGTCAGACATCAACCAGTTGAACCCATCTACACCTTCTTTTTCTGGTTTAACTGGAGCTGAATATCCATCGTCGGGCATATGGACCCTAGGTGAATACCAGACTGCAGCTACCGAGGATAAGAACTCTGGAGTCCATAAAGTCATAAGCGCCGTCGCATCTACGGGCAATGTGTGAAAGACCGTTAAGTTATAACGAATCTCCTTCCACATTTTTCCAAAACGCTTCATTGCGTATGACTGGTATGGACCAAGCCAGTCCAAATATCTTCGAAACTCTTTCGGAGTTTTGTAAGTATTGGGACCGGAAGTGTAGACTGGCTCCCATGAAAATCCTAGATTTAAAGGAATTTCACGGTAGTTGGGCGCATAGGCAGCCAGCAAGGACCCAGAACTGGTGAGTAAAGTTTTACACCAGTTGACTGTTTCTTGGCTAGGTTGATACTTGTTTTTCGGATGGTGTATAGATCTATGATCCACCCGCCGCCAACCCTTTTTACCGACCTTCAACAGTCTGTAAAAAGAGAAAACAGACAAGACCAACCTAACTGCCAAGAGGTCCCCCTTCCGTATTCTCTTTCTATAACAGGAAGGGATTATGCAGGGCAGCCCACTCTTGGTCAACTTCATACATAAAGATAACTCCGGAAGAGGAGTCACCCCTTTTGACCCAATGTACCAACAAACAAGATTTGAAGCTTGTTTGAGGTACTGAGCCAGAAAGAGTGGTCCCGATCTTTTGTAGATCTTATGTATGGAACGACTCATTGAGAGTATTGCTAGACAATTGCCTTTGCTTAGATGACCAAAGACGACTAGCTGAGCTCTGTTGAAGAGCCCAACTAATCGACGAGGCTGTTCTAACAGCCTCCGCCATTCCTTAGACGCTTTCCTAAGCAGCACTCGTTTTACCTTAAAAAGCATAAAGTGTTTACGGGTGTGCAAAAGGAAAGTAAAGAAAACACAGTCCTTATGGACTGTGGACTCAAGTCTAAAGTCTCACCTTTACCCAAAGAGAGGGAACTACCTTATGGCAGCTTTCTCAGAGGGAGGGGGGGCGCTTGGTTACAAACCAAGGTTAATACTGTTTATGATTTCTCATAGCAGTATTAATGCGGTTGGAGTGACTATATCAAAGTCTTTGGATATGGTTATCCTAAACTTTAACCAGTCATACTGCCGCTAGAGAGCATAACAATGCAAACAACAAGGTGTTAAACAAGTCGCTTACATGGTACGCCGGAGGGTTGTAAATCCTCCCTGTGCACCCGTGAAGGTGTA